TATTTCAGTAACTTTGTCAGTGGTAATCATCGCTATATATGTTTGTAAGTTATTGATTTTCAACTATAAAGTTACAAAATAATAGTGAGATTACCAACTTTTTAGGGAACTTTCTTATCCCGAACTGGCGTATAATTATAAAGCAATGAGAGGCGGTGAACAGTATTACATAGAAGAAGCCCGAAAAGCAGGTAATGCGGCAGACCAGATTAATGGTATTTCTCCTAGGAAAGCCAACAAAAAAGGATATGAAGCCGCTTTTGCTGCCCCTGAAAATAATAAGACAGGGAAACTTGATGGTAATTTTAAAAAAGGTTGTCATTAAAAAATATCACACAGGGCAAATGCAAGAAAAAGGTTGATTTATGTAGATTGATGATAAGTGATTGAGAATGTGTGAGAAACACGGATTATTGCCGTGTACTGCTTTGGTGGTGAAAGTGCAGAAAATGTGGATTTATGCAGAAGATACGTTACCAAATCGTTAGCCAAATGTGCCTGGATAAAGCAAGGTAACGCTAAGCAGTTTGTACAGTGATGGAGATTTTTGCTGTTATGATGCTTATGCGCTGAACCACAATATTTTGTATAACCGAAAACGCTTCAAAAACGGGTAACTTTGCCCACAAAAACAGAAGCGTATGCAAAAAGGAAAAATGAAGGTGCTGCTCTACCTCAAAAAGAGCGGTTTGGACAAGTCGGGGCATGCTCCGATTATGGGACGAATAACCTACAATCGCACGATGGCTCAATTCAGCAGTAAGCTGTCGTGCAATCCCAAGTTGTGGAATGTGCGTGAGAGCAGGCTGAACGGAAAGAGCCGTGAAGCAGTGGCAGCTAATGCGAAGTTGGAACAGTTGCTCCTCTCTGTACAGCGAGCATACCAAACGCTTTGCGAGCGAGGTATAGAGTTCGCGGCAAAAGATATCAAGGAGCAATTTCAAGGCTCAATGCAGAACCGTACTACGTTCTTACAACGCTACGACCAAATGGTGGAAGACGAGAAGCAATTGGTTGGAGTGGAGATTACGGAACGCTGGCACTCGATGTATTACATGCTCCGAAAGCACCTGCAAGTCTTTATTCTGGAACAATACCGCACCAACGACATCACCTTTGGACAACTAACCGATGATTTCTTGGAGGGCTTGCATCAATACAGCGTGGGAAAGCACGGTCATTCACAGAGTTATTACCGCAAGATGGCTTTGGCGGTCAAGAAAGTGTGCCGTTTGGCTTTTCGTGAAGGTGTTATAGACCGTCCTCTCTTTGGCCTTGTCAAGATAGACAGAGGAGAAAGTAAACTGCCCAGAGCCTTGGACAGGGCTTCTTTGGACAAGATAAGGCAAGCCAGATTAGAGGATGACGAAACAGAACTGACACTTGCTCGCAACCTTTTCTTATTCACCTGCTACACAGGCACAGCCTTTTGCGACATGATGAATCTGCGCAAGGAACATCTTGTGAAGGATGATGAAGGGGCTATGTGGCTAAAATTCAGAAGGCAAAAGACAAACACCCTTTGTCGGGTAAAACTTCTGCCTCAAGCCATTACTTTGCTTGATGCATATCATTCGGATGAACGAGAAACACTTTTACCGAGTATCAGCTACGAGGCCTATCGTTTCCTATTGAAAGCCCTGCAACTGAGAGCTGGGATTGCCATTCCCTTGACCGCACATGTAGGACGGCACATCTTTGCGACATTGATAACCTTGGAGAATGGAGTACCTATTGAAACGGTGAGTAAAATGCTTGGTCATAGCAAGATTGAGACCACGGAGCGTTATGCCCATGTAACACCAAAGAAAGTATTCGAGGAGTTTAATCGCTTTCTCTCTTTCACCGCTGATTTAACCCTTAGCTTTTGAGATTATGCGCAGTACATTCAATATATTATTCTACATCAATCGCAGTAAATTGAGAACGGATGGCACAACGGCAATCCTTTGCCGTATTACGATAGACGGCTCAAAAGTCGTGATGTCCACAGGAGAAAATATTTCGCCCAGCGATTGGAGCGTAAAGCGACAAGAAACGAACGACAAGCAGCAGAACCTACGCTTGCATTCTTTTCGTGAGAAGATTGAACAGGGATACGATACATTGCTCTTACAATTTGGCGCAGTGAGTGCCGAATTGCTTAAAAACCACTTGCAAGGTGTCGGAGCAAATCCGACCACATTGCTTGCCTTTAGCCGTGAGGAGCTGTCAATCGTTCAATCCACAAGGGCTTCAAGCACTTACCAAAGCTGTCGTAGTTATCACAGGCAGTTGGAAAGCTTTGTGAAAAGTAAAGGCATAGCGGATACTCCTCTGGCAACTCTCACAATGGATTTTTTCGATGATTATCGCATCTACTTCAAGCGAAAAGGCTATGCCTTATCCTCAACGAAACAAAATCTCTTTTGGTTGAGTCGGTTGATGTATAGAGCTGTGAGCCAGCAAACCATTCGTTATAATCCTTTTGAGGATGCCAAGTATGAACGAGTGGAGCGAAAAATTCGCTGTCTGGGCAAGACGGATGTCGCCCGTCTATTGGCTATGCCCTTGCAAAATGAACAGGCGGAATTTGTGCGGAGGATTTTTCTTTTCTCCGTATTCACAGGATTGGCTTTTGCCGATGTGAACAAGTTAAGGTATTGTGATATTGAGACAAACAATGCAGGGGTACGCTATATCCGTCAGTACAGAAAGAAGACAGGTGTGGAGAGCATCACGCCCCTGCACCCGATAGCCGAGCAAATACTCTCGCTCTACCCACTGAAAGACAAGACAGAGGATAACCCAATCTTTGCAACCTCGCAGAGCAGAATGCAGATAGGTATGCATCTCAAGGCTGTTGGTTTGGCTTGTGGCATTCGCCAAAACCTTTCCTTTCATG